GACATAGAAATGCTGATCCGTCGCTATCCGGTGGAGGGCTCGACCAACATCGCCAAGGAACTCGGCATCAGCCCGAAAGCTGTACGTGTCAGGGCGCACCGGCTGGGCCTGGTTGTTGGTGGTGAATGCGTCGCCAATCCGCCACCGAAACCACGCGCGGGCAACTTTCTGGCGCTCGGTGTCAGGTCTGGCTATCGCCTGCAGCCGGTGCCTGCGGAAGACGAACGCAAGGCCATTGAAGCATTCCTGGCAACCCGCGAGGTGACCAAATGCCCACCGGGTCACGCATTCGGTCTTAGCCCCCAGTATGTCGGCAAGGAGCGCTTCACATGAGGTGGGCGCATCAATGCGGCAAGACGGTGATTGACCTGACCCAGCCGGCAGATCTGCTGCACCCGGATGAGGGTTGCAGCAAGTGCGGGGCCATTCGAACCAGCGGAAACAATGACCAGATGGATTACCCGCCCAGATGCTCGCATTGCGGAAAGTGGCCGGCGGAATGTGAATGCTACAACGCGCCGGACGACGTAAACGCGCCCAAGCATTACAATCAGGGTCCGATAGAATGCATTGACGCCATCAAGCAAACGCTGACGCCGGAACAATTCAGGGGATACCTGACCGGCAATTGCCAGAAATATCTTTGGAGACATCAATATAAAAATGGCCTGCAGGACCTTCGCAAGCTGGGCTGGTATCTCGACCGCCTGATTGAAGAATGGGAGCAGCCGCGTGGTTAACGTTCAAGCCACGATTGCCGATCTCCGGCGGGCATCGACAGCAACAGGGACAACGCCAGGGCTGCGGGGCCACTTGGCCCACTTATCGCGTAGTTGTGGGCTGTCTTTTGCGAAACGCCAAGAACCCGACCCGCTGCGACTTGCGACAGGCCGAGTTGTTGAAGGGCGGTGCGATATTGGTCGGGGGTCATTGGCTTCTTTCTTTGATCGGCTTTCGATTTTGCACCGCAAAACAAGCGGAAGACGTTGTTATTGTTGCGAAAGTTTATTTGATGGGATAGAATGTAGCCTTGACCCCCCAGGCTTGCAGGCAATTTGCGGCAGCTCAATACCGGGGGGTCCCTTAATTTGCCCCCCGGCTAAGGCAACGAAAAGCCTTTTCCTTTTAGTCGATGTTGGCGGCAATCAGTTCGGCGGTGCGGCTGTCAACTTGGCCGCGGCCAAACTCAAGCTCGGCAATTTCCCATTCCAACGCCGGGATGCTGTCGGCCAGTTGGTAGAAATAATCCGCAGGGCCATTGAAGCGGGCAAATTCGAAAGCGGCCTTTTGGGTGTTCAGCACCATCGAGAGGCGGGCGATTTCGTTTTTGCGCTGGGTGCGGGTCATTTGCTTGGTTCCGTCCGGCCCGTGCTTGATTGCCCGCCGCCGATGACTGACCATAGCAAATTCTACGCAGGGCGCAACCGGAAAATAGCAATTATTGCTAAAAAAGCGAGGACGTCATGAACTGGTTTCATAGCCCGCAAGCGGCTTATGAGTGGTCCCGGCATATCTGGCGCACCATGATGGGCCTGCCACAGCGATCCATCTACCGGAACAAGGTCAGACCGAGGGGCCAGGGCGAAACCAACCGCAACATTGTTGAGGAGGAAATAGCTGGTGCTGACTAAAGCCGACAAACGCGCTGCTGAAGCCGAGCGCAAATGGGTGGCCCTTCAGATGCTGGAACGCGAGAAGCGGGAAACGGAAGAAGCCGAACGCGGACGCCTCGAGACCATCGCCCTGCGTGTAAAGCGTCACGACACGATTGATGGGGGCACCGGAGGCAAGGTAGGCATTGTTCGGGATGGTCTGCACTGGTTGATGACTAAAGGGCACATCAGCCCTCGCCAGTACGATGCCGGCAAGACCTATGGCGACGACTACCGCCTGACGGAACCCAGCGTCAAAAGCTGTCTGGGGGCGCTGGACAGGGTTGATTGCAGCTCGGCACTGGGCAGTTCGACGGAACGGGAACGGGCTTCCATGCGGCTCCGTGCGGTTCGCCTGGACGGCCTCAGAGATCAAACGAAGCTGATCACGCTTTGCAACCTTGTCTGCGGTCAGGGTCGCGCCGTCATTCATCTGGCGCGAGGGGATGACCGTGAAGCGCAAAAGCTTATCGGAACACTATATGCAGCGCTTGACTTGCTTGTGGCATACTATCGCTTGTAATGGGGCTTGACGAAAATAGATTTTGATGCGATTGATTTGCCAAGGTCTGTAGTTGCGTCTGCACCGGACCACGATCTCCGCGCTCCCGCGAACTGCCTACCCTCCCAGCAGTAGCTGTAGCCCTCGCAGCCCCGGCGGTTGTAGCGCGGACCCCATGACAGCGAGGTTCCTATGGCGGTGGTTCCGATGCCTAAAAAGGTCATGGACGAATCCGAGCGGGAAGCTCGTTACGCAGCACTGACCATGAGCCTGAACATGACTAGGGGCTTCATTGATCAGGATGGAACTTTCTACAGCAAGGACGACGCTGTTGAGATCGTCAATGACGCGAAGCTGTTCTTCGCATTCCTCACAGCATCAGGAAACCACACCGATGGCTAAGAATAACGCCAAAGCTCCGAAGCCGTCCGTTCCGGGCCGCAACGGTTCCAGCAATTCCGACGACAAGATGGCTTCGAAGACCAGCGCCAGCTTTGCGGTTCGCTCTGACAAGGGCACTCCGGGCCAGTATGCGGCTGATGAAGCCGTGTCGGCTCTCATGGGTGACGCCCGCTGATGGCGAAGGGTCCGAAGCCCAAGGCTGGGCAGTCCAACAGCATGGTTGTGAAGTCTGGCAGCGGCAAGCTGGCGGCTGTTCCGGCCAAGCCCCGCGCCGGCTCGTCTGGCGTCACGTCCAAAGCTCAGAAGCGGTAATAGATCATGGCGCTTGCAGACGTTGTTGCTCCGTTTCCGAACCAGCAAATCACGGTCGCTAACGGCACCTACAAGTCCGACAACAAAGGCTTCATCCGTAACGTTGCAAGCGCCACCGATCTGACCAACCTTCTGGCGGCTGGCTGTGTGCTGGCGGACAGCGGTGTGTTCAATGCCTACGTCATCGAAACGGTGGCGGATGGCGTGGCCGCGACGGGAACCACTGCTGCGACGGCTTACCCGATTGTGGCGCAGCAGACCCGTGTCGCAACCGTGACGCCTGGTTCGGCCTATGGCGTGGTTCTGCCGGCCAGTGCGAACAGCATTGGTCTTGAGCTGACCATTATCAATGACAGCGCCAACCCGATGACGGTGTTTGCTCTCGGATCCGATCAGATCAACGATGCCAGCGGTGCCACGGGCGTGGTGCACATGCAGAACGCAATGGTTCTGTATACATGCACCGCGTCGGGCAAATGGTACGCGGAAGGTCTAGGCACCGGGTTTGCTCCGACCGGCGTCAACATCGAAACCATGTCGTCTCAGGATGCCATTGCAGCATCTGGCACCACCAGTGCCACGGCGACTGCCATCACGAACAACATTAACCGTGTGACCACCAACGCCGGTACGCCGGCGGGTGTCACCCTTCCGGTGGCCAAGCCTGGCCTGTCGGTCATTGTCAGCAATGCCACGGCGACGAGCCTGGTGGTGTATTCGAACGGCTCAGATGACATTCAGACCGGTGGCACGGCTGCAGCTGCCACGCTGACCATTACCACGCTGAAAACTGCAAACCTGTGGTGTGCCTCCACCGGCCACTGGCATGGGGTGGTGGCGTAATTCATTTCAACGGCGAACAATCCGGAAGGAACTCGCTATGCCCGCTGGGCGACCCTCAAGTTATGACCCGTCATATTGCGACAAGGTCATTGAATACGGAAAAGCCGGAAAATCCATTACGTGGATGGCTGCAACAATCGGTGTAACGCGGCAAACTTTTTTCAATTGGGCCGACACACACCCCGAATTTCTTGACGCCTTAACACGCGCGAAAGAATTGGCCCAGTTGTGGTGGGAAGACGCCGGCCAGATGGGCATGACTTCCGACAAGTTTAACAGCTCGGTCTGGTCTCGCTCAATGGCAGCTAGGTTCCCCGAAGATTGGCGCGAAAAGACCAGCACCGAAGTTACCGGCGACGCTAAAAAACCCGTTGCCATTCAGGTTGTGACCGGCGTACCGCGTGATTGATCTCGGATACAGGGCACGGGATCCATTTGTAGGCTACCACAAGCGCAGGCAACGGTTTGCGTGTGTGGTTGCCCATAGGCGTGCTGGGAAGACTGTCGCCAGCATTCTAGATCTGATTGACGCGGCGTTGCGGTGCGAAAAGCCCGATCCGCGGTTTGCCTACATTGCCCCATACTTCGCCCAGGCCAAGGATGTGGCTTGGACGTACCTTAAGCAATACGCCCGACCTATTCCGGGGACGACCATTAATGAGTCTGAATTACGAGTGGACTTCGCCACAGGAGCCAGAATCCGGCTTTATGGTGCGGATAACGCCGACAGGTTGCGCGGCATATACCTTGACGGAGTGGTGCTCGACGAGTTCGCCGATATGGACCCGAACGCGTGGCTGGAAGTCGTCAGGCCGGCGCTGGCAGATCGGCAAGGCTGGGCAACGTTCATCGGAACGCCCAAGGGCCGGAACGGGTTTTACGACGTTTACGAACGCTCACAATCGCATCCGGATTGGTTCAGTCTCCGCTTGAAAGCCAGCGAGACGGGTTTAGTCCCGCAGGCTGAACTTGACGCGCTCCGGGCTGAGATGTCGCCCGATCAGTACGCCCGCGAAATGGAGACCAGCTTCGATGCTGCTGTGGAGGGGGCCTATTACGCTCACGCTCTCACTCAGGCGGAAGAAGAAGGGCGGATTGGGTTTGTTCCTTACGATCCGGTTTTGCCTGTGCACGCGGCTTGGGATTTGGGCATCGGTGACGCGACCGCTATTTGGCTAGCCCAGTTTGTCGGGCGTGAGATCAGGTTGATTGATTACATCGAGAACTCTGGCGAGCCACTCAGCTGGTACGGCGCAGAGCTGAAGCGTCGGAACTGGATGTATGCCGATCTGATCCTGCCTCATGACGCAATGGCGCGGGAGCTGGGCACCGGCAAGACCAGGGCGGAGATGCTGGAAGCAATGGGCTTTCGCGTCCGCATCGCTCCCCGAGTGGGAGTAGAGGATGGCATTGAAACAGTCCGCCGGATGCTGCCGCGATGCTGGATTGACGAGAACAAGTGCCGCGAGGGTTTGGCTGCGATCCGCGACTACCGCGAGAAGATCGACCCCAAGCGGCGTGTTTCAATGGGTCCTCTGCACGATTGGACGAGCCACGGCGCTGATGCGCTTCGCTACCTCATGACCTCTTACGAGGAACCACAGATCAAGCGCCCGGTTGTGCGGGAGCATTACCGCGAAACGAGTTGGATGGGATGAGCAAAAACAAAGACCTGCTCTCCGACGCCAAGGAAGCCTTCCAGCTGGCCAGTGAGACGGAAGACCATAATCGCGTTGAGGCGGCGATGGACCTTCGCTTCGCACGTCTGGGCGAGCAATGGCCTGAGATCATCAAGCGCCAGCGGGAACTCACCGGACGGCCTTGTCTGACCATTAACAAGCTGCCGGCCATGATCCGCCAGGTTGTGAACGATGGTCGCCAAAACCGGCCCATGTTGAAAGTTCACCCGGCATCGGGCGAGGCAAACACCGAGACGGCGGAAGTCATCAACGGCCTGTTCCGTGCCATTGAGTACACCAGCCAGGCGGATGTGGCCTACGACACGGCGCTAGATTTTGCGGTGTCCTGCGGCTTTGGCTATCTGAAGGTCAACATCGACTTTGCGGATGACGACTCGTTCGACAAGGACATCTGCATAGAGACGGTGCCGAACCCGTTCAGCATCTATGGCGACCCGTACAGCAAGGCGGCTGACTCCAGCGATTGGAACAGCGCATTTGAAACGGAAATGCTGTCAAAGGACGATTTCAAACGTCGTTTCGGCAAGGCGACTGCGTCCAGCTGGGAAGAAGGCAAATACGAAGCCATGTCTCCGCCCTGGACGGAGGACGGCGCTGTTCGCATCTGCCGGTGGTGGCGTCGTGAGGAAGCCCCGCGCACAATCCTGATGCTGTCGGATATGTCTGTGGTGGGGGAAGATGATTACCTCGCCAATCCGGAGGCATTTGCGCACCTGACCGTGGTGGGCGAACGCGAGGTGCCAAGCCACAAGGTGCGGCATGTGCTGATGTCTGGCGCTGATATCCTCGAGGAAGACGAGGTGTGGCCTGGGCGTTATATCCCCATCATCCCTGTTTATGGGGAAGACGTGAATGTTGAGGGCAAGCGTTATCTCCGCAGCATGGTGCGTGATGCGCGAGATCCTCAGCGCATGTTCAACTATTGGCGCACCACATCGACTGAACTCGTGGCCTTGTCTCCCCGTGCTCCATTCATTGGGCGCAAGGGCACCTTTGACTACGACAAGGAAAAGTGGTCCAGCGCCAACACCGACAACCACGCCTATATCGAATATGACGGCCCAGAGGCCCCTGTAAGGCAACCTTTCCCGGCGGCTCCCGCTGGTGCGCTTCAAGAGGCGCTGAACGCTGCAGACGACCTGAAGACGATTACCGGCATGTTTGATCCCTCGCAGGGTCAGGCATCAACGGCGGATCAATCTGGCCGCGCCATCATGGCGTTGCAGCGTGAAGGGGACGTTGGTTCGTTCCATTTCATTGACAATCTCTCCCGTGCCATCCGCCACACGGGTCGCGTCGTTCTCGATCTTATCCCGTTGGTCTACAACACTCAGCGCACCATTCGGATCATGGGGGCTGACGGTGCGCCGGCAGCGGCCCAGATTGCCCCACAGACGCCCGCAGAGCCGCAACAACCGCAACCCGGTATGATGCCGCCCCAGATGCCCGGAATGCCGCCACAGGGCGCTCTGCAGCCAAACATGCCGCAAGGGCCGATCGATCCGATGACGGGCCGGCCCATCCAGATGGCTAAGGTGTACGACCTGACGGTGGGCAAGTACGATGTCACGGTGGAAACCGGACCTGGCTTCACCACCCGCCGCGAAGAAGCGGCCAACCAGATGATCGAGTTGATGCGGGCCTTCCCGCAATCAGCGCCGGTGGTGGGTCCGTTCATGGCCAAAAACCTGGATTGGCCGGGTGCCGAGGAAATCGCTGACGGTCTGCAGGCGCTGGCGCAACAGGCGCAACAGGGCAAGCAGGACCCGCATGCTCAGGCGGCGATGCAGAAGACGCAGGCCGACATTCAGGCCAAGCAGATGGCGGCACAAGCCGACGCCCAGATCGCCCAGCAGAAAATGCAGGCTGAAATGCAGATGGCCCAGGCCAAGCTGCAGGCGGACATCGAACTGAAGCGGCAGCAGATGCAGATGGAAATGCAGATGCAGCGGGAAGCCATGCTGTTGTCGGCGCAGATCAAGGCTGAAGAAGCCCGCGCCCGCGTTGATCAAACCATTGAAATGCCCACGGACACCATTGGTGGCGATCCGGGCTAACTAATCCCGCAAGGGACGCCACCAACCCATCGGGGAGTGGCAACCGCAGCGCTGGAAGCGCCGCACATCTCAGAGACAGACACATGGACGAGACGACCAATCCGGAGACGGAAGTCGCAGAGGAAGACTTTGTCGAAGCCCCCGAAGCTGACGTTGAAGAAACCGAAGCCGAAGGAGACGAGGCAGAAACCGCTGACGCAGAGGAAGGCGCAGAGCCATCCGAAGACGATAGCGAAGAAACGGAATACGAGGGTAAACGATACAAGCTCCCCAAGGAGCTGAAGGAGGCCCTTCTCCGTCAAGCCGACTACACCCGCAAAACGCAGGAAGTCGCAGAACAGCGCCGGCAGATCGAGCAAGCCCAAGTGGACCTCGTTGCCAGGGCTGAAGCACAACGGGCGTTGGTCAAGGACTACGCCAAGGTCGAAAGCATCGCAGAACGCGTCGAGGCTTACGACAAGGTCGACTGGCAGACGCTCAGTCGGGACGACCCAGGCGCTGCACAACAGCACTGGATTCAATACCAGACCCTGAAAGACCAGCAGGCCAAGCTTGTTGGCGAGATTCAAGCCAAGGAACAGGCACGTTCACTGGAAGCGCAGCAAGAGATTGCCAAGCAAATCCAGCAGGGACAAGAGGTTCTAGCGCGAGAAATCAAGGGCTGGGGACCTGAAGCGGCGCAGAAGGTCAGCAGGTTTGCAACGGAAAACTATGGTGTCACGCCGCAAGAGCTGGCGACCATCACAGACCCGCGCATCATCAAGCTGCTGCATGACGCCATGACCCTTCGGGAGTCTCAGAAGGCAACGCAAGTTGCCAAGAAGGCTGCGGAAGTCGTCGCAGTCAAACCCGTGAAATCTCTTGGCACCAAGACCAGTGCCGCCAAAGACCCGAACCGGATGACGACGGAAGAATGGGTCAAGTGGCGCAATGAACAGGTTGCCAAGCGCAGATAAACCCTCCCCGCAGCGTCGAGATGACGCCGCTTTCCCATTGAAGGAATTGCCAAATGGCTAACACGCTGTTGACGCCCACGATGATCACCCGTGAGGCGCTTCGTATTCTACACCAGAAGCTGAACTTCGTCGGCACCATCAACCGCGCCTATGACGACAGCTTTGCCAAGTCGGGTGCCCGTATCGGTACCGCGCTGAACATCCGCCTGCCGAACCAGTACACCATCCGCTCGGGTGCCACGCTGTCGGCTCAAGACACCACTGAAACCAACACCACCCTGACGGTTTCGACCCAGAAGGGCGTGGACCTGAACTTCACCAGCGCCGACCTCACCATGAGCCTGGACGACTTCGGTTACCGCATTCTGGATCCGGCCATGTCGGTTCTGGCGGCGAACATCGAAGCCGACGCCATGAACATGTACAAGGACGTCTACAACGTGGTGTCCAACACCGGCGCTGCCATGACGATGGTGCAGGTGCTGAACGCTCGCAAGAAAGTCACGGACGCGCTGGCCCCGCTGGGCGACCGCTATGCCAACCTGAACACCCAGGACAACATTGACCTGATCAATGCCAACAAGGGCCTGTTCCAGGACGCTTCCACCGTCGCCAAGCAGTACCGCGAAGGCTACGTCGGTCGCACGGCTGGTTTCGACTTCCTCGAAAACACCATGTGGCCCTCGTTCACTCCGGGCGCTCGCTCGCAAACCTATCAGGTCAACGGCGCTTCGCAGACCGGTTCGACCCTCGCGGTCAACACCGGCACGGGTGCCATTGCGGTGGGTGAAGTGTTCACCATCCCCGGCTGCTATGCGGTGCATCCGGAAACCAAGGCCACCCTGCCGACCCTGCAGCAGTTCACCGTGACTGCGGCTTATGCCGGCGGTGCAGGCAACATCTCCATCAGCCCGGCCATCGTGACTTCGGGTGCCACGCAGAACGTGTCCAACTCGCCGGCCACGACGAACGTGCTGACCTTTGTGGGCACCGCCTCGACCTCCACCGGTCTGTCGCTGGCCTACCACAAGGACGCGTTCACCTTCGCTACCGCCGACCTTCTGCTGCCCAAGGGCGTGGATTTCGCGGCTCGGGAAGTACTGGACGGCATTTCGATGCGTATCGTGCGGGCCTACGATATCAATAACGATAAATTTCCTACTCGACTCGATGTCCTCTATGGATATAAGACCATACGGCCCCAACTCGCCGTTCGTATCCATAATAACTAAGCAAAATCAATTGGTTGATGATACGACATATCATTGACTGTTTGATTGAATTGCCTTGATGTCCCCTTCAGTTCGGTGTAAATAACAACTACACCAACTGGAGGGTGACACATGTATCTCGGCGATCCCAAAGTCTGCTGCATCAAGGGATGCGACAAAGACGTGGAGGCTCTGGGCCTTTGCGTGAACCACTACCGACTGAATCGGAAATACGGCTCCCCGGTGGCTTACAAAAACCACAACGGCCTGTTTCGCCGCATGTCGGTTGAACAACGGTTTTTGTTCAGCGTGGAGAAAACAGACGGATGCTGGAATTGGACCGCATCGGTCGATTCCGACGGCTACGGACGGTTTTCAGGAACACTGCGCGGCCAGCTCTACAAGAAAGCGCACCGGTTCAGTTACGCGTTCTATCACGGCGACATCGACGACAAGCTGGTTTGCCACATTTGCGACAATCCCCGCTGTGTGAACCCGGCGCACCTCTTTCTGGGGTCAAACGCCGAGAACATGGCGGATCGCTTTGCCAAAGGTCGGTTTCGTATACCGACCGGCGAGCATAGCCATTTGGCCAAAATCAGCGAGGAACAGGCGAGAGCCATTCTCATTGATCCCAGGCCTTACGCCAAGATCGCTCAAGATTATGGAATTGCCGCCAGCACGGTCGGCAGCATCAAAAACCGCAATAGCTGGACAACGCTTGATATCGAACCGGTGAAAGCCGTTCGCGTCAGTCCCCGCAAAGGCGTCAGCGACAAATTCACTTCCGATGACATTCGGTTCATTCGAGAAACCAACCTGTCTGGGACAGAGCTTGCCAAGCGATTTGGCGTCTCGCCCGCGACCATCACTGACATCCGCAAGCGCCGCAGTTGGGCGCATGTAACCTAACCGGGCCAGAGCGCCCAAAGGAGAGACTATGGGCGTTCAAACGACTGAGGCGAGGTTTGGTGTTGTCACCGCCTCGCTCACCCCCGCACAGGTGGCTGCGACTACCACGGCGGAACAAACCTTCACCGTTCCGGGCGTTGTTGTGGGCGATATCATCGTGCCGCAAATCCCGGCGGTTACTGCCAACGTCGGCATTGTGAATGCTCGCGTGTCGGCGGCTAACACGGTGGCGCTGACCTACGTCAATGCCAACGCGTCTCCGACCACGCCGGCGGCTGGCTCTTACAAGTTCCTGGTGTTCCGCCCGGAATACACTCAGACGGCATTTAACGTCTGATGGCTCTTGCCACCTATTCCGACCTTCAGGCTTCGGTGGCGACCTGGGCCAACCGCTCAGACTTGCCCGTCACGGACCTTATCGCGCTCACGGAAGCCCGTTTCAATCGAGACGTGAACTTCCGCCAACTGGAGCCCGATATTCCGCTGACGGGCGTTCTGAACTCTCGTTTTATTCCCCTGCCCACCCAGTTCAGCGAACCGCGGACGCTCTGGATCGAGTTCAGCTGGGGACGCGAACAGCTCCGCAACATTGAAGCGGCGTCAATGCTGACCCGCAGCAATGTGGGGCGCCCTTATTTCTGGACCATCGACAACAGCAACATCGCTTTCGAGCGCCCGCTGGATCAGGTCTACAGTTTCACCCTGCGCATGACGCAACAGGTGCAGCTGTCCAACTCCACGCCCACCAATTACGTCCTCACCAATTACCCGGACCTGTACCTTTACGGAACGCTGGTCCAGGCGGCGCTGTGGTCAAAAGATGACGACCAGCTGCAACGGTTCGAGGCGGCATATCAACAGGCTGTGGACTCCACCAATCAGCAAGAAGCGCGGTCTCAGTCGTTTGTTCAGCTGAACACGGATGACGCGTTGCGGCATCACCTTCCCTTCAACATCTTCTCTGGCGAGCCCTACTGATGCATGACGGTTCCCTCGTAGCCAATGACGCTGTTGCGGTCACGGCATCTGACACCACGATTGTGAATGGCATTGGCCTTTACGTCGGCACGGCTGGCAACGTCCAGCTGACCACGGGTGCCGGCAACACGGTCATCATTCCGGCTGCGGCTGGATCTCTGATCCCGCTTCGCTTCAGCAAGGTCTGGGCGACCAACACCACGGCATCGGGCATGGTGGCGCTCAAGGCATGATGAATGCTCTTGCCCTGGCGATGGGTGGCAATCTGACGCGTCCAGCGCCGTTCGTAACCATCCTGGACAGCCTGTCGGTATCCTCTGCCGCTGCCTTCTCCACGCGCAAGCTTCGTTCTGCCTATGCTGGTGCCTGCATGAATGTGCGCCGGTCCAGCGACAACGCGGCGCAAGACATTGGCTTTGT